TGGGCATTCTTACAACGGAATGACATACTAGGAGGGAATATATGAAGAAAAAAAAGAAAAGTTGGCAAAAGCCAACAAAATTACAAATATTAAATTTAATTATGTCGGTGTTTGCTCTTTTAATTGCAATAGTAAGCTTAATATTGCGACTATTAAAGCTAAAAGGGTAATGATGGCATTAATGATATTAAACATATTGTCAAAACACCATTTCTTAAAATTTTGTAATTTTCTAATTTTACGTTTTGATTTTAAGAACTCATTATTAATTAATTCACGTTCAGCAGGTGTTTTAGCATTATAAATTTTTTGATGATACTCATTATCAGTCACAAGAATACACCACCTTTCGACAAAATTATAACAGGTGGAAAATAAAAAGTAAAGGAGTTGAAAGAGATGTTTAGAAAAACAAAAGAATTACAAAGCTTAGTAAATGCAAGTAGAAAAAATCTAAAAGATGCAGAAAGAAAAGTAGAAAACAGAAACATATTAATTGCAGATTTACAAAAGAAAAATGAAGAACTATCAAATGAAAATATAGCAGTACATGGAGAAAACAAAGAATTAAGATTTGAAAATGAAGAACAAGGAGAATTAATAGACAGAATAAAAAGAATAGCAACTTCAAATTCATATAACAATGAAAAAGCTATTTTAGGAAAAATAAAAGAACTAATTTCAGATGCCGAAAACCAAAATTAGTTCTAAACATAAACTTATATAAATTCATATCTATTTTTAGTATAGCACGAAAAAGTAGATATGTCAAAGGAGAGAAAAAATGAAATATTATAGAAATATGTCTACTAATGAAATAGTAGAAGAAGCAGATGCAGAAGAATATGTACTTAATCGACTAGGAATAACAGTAACACCAAAAGGCAAAAATGGAGAAATGACACAAGAACAAATAGAAAATATACAAGAAACTGTAAGTTGGTTTTTTAGTGGAAACTGGGTAGAAAAAAACGATATAGATTAGAAAAGAGGAGGTCACAAAAATGGAAAATAAAATTAAATTTGAAGATATACAAAAAGCAAATGAAACAATTAATACAACAAATATAAAAGGAAAAGAATATGCTGAAGTTAATCAAAGAATAAAAGCATTTAGAATGTTATACCCACAGGGAAGTATAGAAACAGAATTAATAGATAATGAAAATGGTATTTGCATATTTAAATCAACAATAAAAGATGAAGAAGGAAAGATTCTAGGAACAGGAACAGCATATGAAAAAGAAAATAGTTCTTTTATAAATAAAACAAGTTATATAGAGAATTGTGAAACATCAGCAGTAGGTAGAGCATTAGGAATGGCAGGATTTGGAATAGATACATCAATAGCAAGTGCAGAAGAAGTAGCAAATGCTATAACACAACAAGATAGCGAAAAAATAATAGATAAAAAAATGGTAGATAGCTTAAATTTAGCAATACAAAATAATAATATATCTAGCAATATAGTTGAATTAATATTAAGTCAGTATGGTTATAAAACTACAAAAGAAATTAAAATCAAAGATTATATGAATATAGTAAATGATTTTAAAACGAAAGTAAGTGATTAGATGATAGGAACAAGTAACAAAATAATAACTTATTTACTAGAACAAGCAAAAGATAAACAATTTGAAATAAAAGAATATAAGCAAAAAAGGAGTTTAGATAGCAATGCTTATTGCTGGGTACTATTAGGGAAATTACAAGATAAATTACATATACCAAAAGAAGACATATATCGAGATTTAATTAAAAATATTGGTAGTTATGAAATTATACCAGTTAAGAATGAAGCCGTAGAAAGATTTAGACAAGCTTGGAGTAATCACGGTCTAGGTTGGATTACAGAAACAATGAAAAGCAAATTAGAACGGTTTTACAAATGTAATTACATATTATGGGTCTAGTGTGTATAACACGGCAGAAATGAGCAAATTAATTGAATTAATAGTACAAGAATGTAAACAGTTAGATATAGAAACAAAATCAGATGCAGAAATAGAAAGTTTATTGAAAGAGTGGGACAAGAAATGAAATCAATTTTACAAAGCAAAAAAGAAAGCTATATCAGTGAACAAACTTATGGACTAGAAGAGCATCATATATATTTTGGTACAGGAAAAAGAAAAATATCAGAGCAAAACGGATTCAAAGTATGGCTAACATATTTAGAGCATAGAGGAACATACGGAGTACATGGTAAATATGGACATGAGTTAGATTTGAGATTAAAACAAGAATGTCAAAAAGAATATGAAAAAAATCATACAAGAGAAGAATTTATAAGATTAATAGGAAAAAGTTATTTAGATTAGACAACAGGGATAAGGCTACAAAGGTTTTATCCCTTATATTGTACGAAAGGAGAAAAACAATGGCAGAAAGAAGAATGTTTGCAAAAACAATAATAGATAGTGATGCCTTTCTTGATATGCCACATACAACTCAATTATTATATTTTCATTTAAGTATGAGAGCAGATGATGATGGATTTATAAATAATCCAAAAAACATAATGAGAATGATAGGTTGCAAAGATGATGATTTAAAAATATTACTAACTAAAAAGTTTTTATTACCATTTGAAAGTGGTGTAGTAGTAATAAAGCATTGGCAAATACATAATTACATACAAAAAGATAGATATCATGAAACAAAATACAAAGAAGAAAAATCAATGCTAAAACTTGATGAAAATAAAGCTTATACATTAATGGATACAAAATGTATACAAGATGTATCCAAAATGGATACCCAGGTTAGAGATAGGTTAGAGTTAGGTAAGGATAGTATAGAGTTAGATAATAATATACCAGCTTCCGAAGAAAAATCTTCTACAGCTTCTGTAAAAGCCAACAAGCACAAATATGGAGAATATAAAAATGTGTTGTTGAAAGATGAAGAATTACAGAAACTACAGAAAGAATATCAAAATTGGGAAGCACTTATAAAATATCTTGATGAGTACATTGAAATGAAAGGATATAAAGCAAAATCACATTATTTATGTATAAAAAAATGGGTTGTAGATGCAGTAAAAAAAGAGAGCTTAAAAAATCCTAAAAAAGAAAAAGATACAAGCAAGGTGGTGGATTTTTAGATGAATAAAGATGAATTTAAAAGACAAATATCAAAAATTCAAACAGCATATAACAAGATATTTACAAAAGAAGAAATGACAGTTTGGTATGAAGAATTTAAGAATACAGATAAAACCGAATTTGAAAAAGCTATTGAAAGAACAATACAAGAAGTTAAGTTTATACCAAAGATAGCTGATATAAGAGCAAGAATAGCAGTAAATCCAATAGATTATTATGTGAATGACCCATACAGGCATTTATATAATAATTTAGAATGGGGAGAATTTGTAGATTAAAGGAAGTGATAAACAAATGATTACAACAGAAACACGACAAATGAGTTTTAATGACATACAAGATAAAACAAAAATAAGATATATACAAATTTTAAATAGATTAGACAAGCCTAAAACAGCAAAGGAATTAGCAGTAGAATTATTTGATTTAGGATTTATACCAAGTACAGAAAGAAATTATACAGCACCAAGGCTAACAGAATTAGAAAAAATGGGATATGTAAAAGCAGTAGATAAAAAGAAATGCGAATACACAGGCAAAACAGTAGCAGTATATGAGAGAACACAAGCAGGATTTGAGGCAATAAATTATCAACATAAACCTAGATTGGACTAGCCTATGAAACAAATAAAAAAGAATACACTATGTTATTACTGTCTAGGTTGTAACAAACAAGAAAACAAAGATTATAAGCCAGTAGCAAGATGCAAATATTTTGTACCAGGAATAAAAAATTGGCAAGAAAAGTTAAGAGAGGAGCTAAAGAAAAGTGAACAAAATAGAAATACCATTTAGACTACCATCATTGAACCAGTACATAAATGAATGCAGAAGAAACAAGTATGCTGGAGCTAATATGAAAAAGAATGTTGAAAAAGACATATGCTGGTATATAAATTTGTTACCTGAATATAAAAATCCAATTAAGATCCATTTCATCTGGATTGAAGAAAATAAAAGACGAGATTTAGACAATGTATGCTTTGCCAAAAAGTTCATATTAGACAGTATGGTAAAAGCAGGAAAGTTAAAAGATGATAACAGAAACTTTGTAAAAGGTTTTAGAGATGATTTTGAATATGGAAAATCAAGTAAAGTTATTCTAGAAATAGAAGAAATTAAATGAAAGGAACATAAGAGATGAATAAAAAATGTAAGATAGAATTATATAATGATCATTTTGAAAATGCTAAAAGATATGGAATACCTCATGCACAATTAATTATTGCAGATATACCATATAACCTTGGAAACAATGCTTATGCAAGCAACCCTATGTGGTATAAAGATGGAGATAACAAAAACGGAGAAAGCAAACTAGCTGGAAAAAGTTTTTTTGATACAGATAATGACTTTAAAATAAATAATTTCTTTGATTTCTGTACTAGATATTTAAAGAAAGAACAAAAAGAAAAAGGACAAGCACCAGCAATGATAGTATTCTGTGCTTTTGAACAAATGCAAATGGTAATAGATGAAGCAAAAAAACATGGACTAATGAAAAGTTATCCACTAGTATTTGTAAAAAATTATTCTGCATCAGTATTAAAAGCTAATATGAAAATAGTAGGAGCAACAGAATACGCAGTGGTACTTTATAGAGATAAACTACCAAAATTTAATAATGGTAGAACAGAAGAACAAAAAGGAAAAATGATATTCAACTGGTTTGAGTGGAAAAGAGACAGTTCTAAACTATACCCTAAAATACATCCTACACAAAAACCAATAAGTTTATTAAAGAGATTAATAGAAATATTTACAGATGAAGGGGATGTTGTAATAGACCCAGTCGCACGGAAGTGCTTCGACTTTAAGAGCTTGTGCAGAATTGAAAAGAAACGCTTATGGCTTTGAAATAAAAAAAGATTTTTATAATCAAGCAAAAGAAAAAATGATAAGTGAAGATATTTTAAATGGAATAATGGAAGATGGACAAGTTACATTTGAAGCACTTATGTAAGGAGGTAAGAGATGATAGAAGTAATTAAAAATATTTTATTTGGAGTAGCTCTAATAAGTGGAAGTATATGCACAATATTATTATTTTTAATTTTATTATATAGAGTAATACTTATCTTTATAGATAATATGAAAAATGCAAATGTTTTTAGACAATGTTTGATGATTTATATTCACAGAAAAAGACCTGATATAAAAATAGAATTAGAAGATATTGATATAAAAAAACAAGGAATACATTTGAATAAGAAAAATAAGGAGTAAATAAGATATGGAAAAATATAATTTAAAAAATAAAACAGATATAAAAATGCATAATGTATTATTTGCAACAACAAGTGAAAGAGATTATGAAATGGAAAGGTTATTATTGCTAGAAGATATGCCTGATACAGAATATAATGAATTTGTTTTAGTAGAAGGATATCATTGTAGTTGTTATGATTTTGATGAGACTAACTGGGATTGCACAAAATTAACTAAAGATGAATTAAATAAATTGCTAGAAAAAATAGAAGATTGGGAAACATTAAGAAAAGAATTAAAAGAATTTTTAGCGAGATATTAAGGGGGTATATAGTGAAAGAAAAAACAGAGAATGAAATGTTTTCTTTTTCAGAAAGAGTAATAAAAGAAGTAGTAAAACGAGATGATGAACACACAAAACAAGTAATAAGAGATTATTTTACAAAGAGATATCCAAAAGAAAATATAAGAATTGACTTCTTAGATGAAGAAATAGTTAATCAAATTATAGAATTAGGAATAGCAGAATATCAAAAAAGACAAGATTTAGGAGGTGTTTTAAGTGAAAGAAAATAGTATAGAAGATAGAATAAATAATGCTTATTGTTTTTTAAATTCAATGCATTCAGACTTTAGAACAGGACTTTATTATAAAGAAGATTTAGAGAATTTAGACCATATTTTATCAGATTATAAAAGAGTATTAAAAGAGAATGAAGAATTAAATTTGAA